GATACAATTAATATCCCTGCAGGTGTAACAATTTCAAACAATGGTACAGCAACAGGTTTCGGCGCAACAGGGGCAGTTAACTGGGATGTAGCATCAATTAAAACAGTAGATTTTACAGCAACATCAGGTGTTGGATATTTTGTAGATACAGCAACAACAGGAGCAGTAGAAGTAACTTTACCTGCAGCCCCGGCAGCGGGAGATGTAGTTGGAGTTGCTGATTATGCAAACAATTTTGGTACAGCTAATTGTACATTAAATAGAAACAGTCTTAACATTGGTGGACAAGCAACTAACGCAACTTTAAAAACTGATGGAGTAGCAGTTACTTTAGTTTATGTAGACGTAACCAAAGGATGGATTGTAACAGATTCAGGAAATCAAACTGATGCACCTACTACCGAATATGTAGCAGCAACAGGAGGGTGTATTACTACGTGTGGAAATTATAAAACCCACGTGTTTACTAGTCCTGGAACTTTTACAGTATCAAATGCAGGTAATTCTCAAGGTTCAAATAAAGTTTCTTATTTAGTAGTAGCAGGTGGTGGTGGCTCAGGTTTTTATTACGCTGCAGCTGGAGCGGGTGGTTATAGAGAAGGAAAAGCTCCTTTTTGTAGTTATACAACATCTCCCTTAGCTTGTACCTCAGGTACAAATAATGGTTTAACAGTTTCAACAAGTCCCGGAGCCTATGCAATTGTAGTAGGTGGAGGAGGAGCTGGAGCTGGCCCCTCTCCTGGTCTGGGCACAAATGGTTGTGCTTCAACTTTTTCAACAATAACTTCTGCTGGTGGTGGCGGTGGAATGGGTAATTCAAGTTTACCAGGAACAAGTGCAGCAGACGGCGGATCAGGTGGTGCTTCAGGATATTATCCTGCTAACCCTGCTGGATCTGGAAACACACCTCCCACGAGTCCACCTCAAGGAAATAATGGTGGTCAAGGTAGTCCTGGTGGTGGAGGCGGAGGCGGAGGCGGTGGTGCCGGCGCAGTAGGAGGTAATGCACCTGCGGGTCCAGGTTATAGTGGGTGTGGAGGAAATGGTGTAGCAATAGGAGTAGATTTTTTTGGACCTGTTTCTGGATGTTATGGAACACCAGGACCATCGACAGGTAGATGGTTTGCCGGTGGTGGAACAAGTTCGTGGTGTGGTGCACCTTCGGGCGGTAAGTGTGGTGGCGCAGGTGGTGGTGGAGGCGGTGTGGGTCCACTAGGAACAACAGGCCCTAATCCTCAAGGTTCAGGAGGAAGTTATCCTGGAGATATTAATACAGGCGGTGGAGGTGGTGGTGGAAAAGGTCCAAATGGTGTAAGTAATGGTGGTTCAGGAATAGTGGTAATAAGATATAGATATCAATAATATTTATGTATTTACACAAATTTAAAAACAAGATATAAGGAGAAACATATGGCACACTTTGCAAAAATAGGAATGAATGGAAAAGTTATCGGCGTGTTAACGATGGGCGATAAAGATATGCTTAACGCTGATGGCGTTGAAGATGAAAAAGTAGGACAACAATATTTAGAGAGACATAATAATTGGCCTGCTCCAATGTGGATTCAAACATCTTATAATACAAGAGCTAATACACATAATTCTGGTGACAATTCAAAAGCACTTAGAGGTAACTACGCAGGCATAGGTTATGAATGGGACGAAGATAATCAAATCTTTTGGCCTAAAAAACCATATGCTTCTTGGGTTAAAAATACAACTGATGCTCAATGGCATTCACCAATCGGGGATGCTCCTGCATTGACTGCAGAACAAATTTCACAAAACGAAGCATATACTCATCTCTGGGGTTACAGGTGGAATGAAGGTGGGCAGACTTGGGACTTGACAGATTCAATGGCATAATTTAAAAAGGTATGTGGTATGCATAAGAAAGTATTATCTGAAATAGATTTACATTATGGCACGATTGATATGCCTAAAGGTTTTGAAATAGACCTAGATAAACTTCAATCCGATATTTTATCATCACAAATTAAAAACTCTAAATTTCCATTTTCAAGAAACTGGGATATGTTAAATACATATATGCGAGAGCATATAAAAGTAGAACACGACTTTACTTTAATTAATAAAGAAACGTGGGGTAATGTGTATAAACCCAAAGAAATATCAATTCCCTTATTAAATATAGATCCAGTTGACCTTAGAAATTCTCCTGACTATACTTTTCTTTATGGAGTCAATGTTAAAGACTGTAGCGTTAGAATACATTATGATCAAAATAGGAGAGCCGGAAGAAGTTGGGATATACCATTAAAAGATAATGGCTTTATTATGTTTCCATCTACGCAGATGTATTACATCACCAACAATCAAAAAGATTCTTTAAACTTTATTTTAACCACTACTTATGAAACTATCTAATTATTTTTGGTATTTTAGTGGAGTACTTACTCCTAAATTTTGTGATGATGTTATTAAATATGCATTATCAAAAGAAGAAAGTATAGCTCGAATTGGAGGGTTTGAGACACCAAAATTGTCTAAAGAGGATGTTAAAAATATACAGAAAAAAAGAAAATCTGATTTAGTATGGTTGTCTGAGCCGTGGATATATAAAGAATTACACCCTTATGTTCATAAGGCAAATAAAAATGCAGGGTGGAATTTTCAATGGGATAGGAGTGAGGCTTGTCAATTTACAAAATATAAATTACATCAATATTATGATTGGCACGATGATCCTTGGCCTGCGCCTTATGATAGAAAAGACCCTAAGAATCCAGAACACGGTAAAATTAGAAAATTATCTATGACTTGTCAGTTAACCGACGGCTCAGAATATACAGGTGGAGAATTAGAATTTGATTTTAGAAACTATGACCCTCATATGAGAGATGAAAGTAAACACATAAGAAGCGTACCTGAGATATTACCTAAAGGCTCTATCGTAGTATTTCCTTCACACCTATGGCATAGAGTCAAACCAGTAACGAGAGGAACTAGATACTCACTTGTCGTATGGCATTTAGGATATCCATTTAAATAATATGTATATAAATAATTATTTTGTAACACCAGTATGGAGTGAAATTAAACCAGACTTTGTTAAGTCTTTAAACAAAGCTTCAGATCCATATATTAAAGAAGCAAGAAAAACTAAAGAAGCTAAAGCTCATCTTAAAGTTCACGGAGATTTTGGTCGATCATTTCATTCAACTCAATTACTAGCGGATACTCAGTTTATGGATTTTAAAAACTATGTGGGTCAAAAGTGTTGGGAGTTTTTGGATCACTCAGGATTTGATATGAGTAAGTATACAACTTTCTTTGAACAATGTTGGGTACAAGAATTTGCTAAAAAAGGTGGTGGACATCATTCAGCTCACGTTCATTGGAACACTCACGTAAATGGTTTTTATTTTTTAAAAGCTAGTGAGAAGACTTCTTATCCAGTTTTTCACGAACCGCGAACAGGCGCAAGAGCAACTAAATTACATATGAAATCTCAACAAGGAATATGGTCTGGAACGGAATTAATTAATTTTAAACCCCAACCTGGACTTCTTATGTTTTTCCCTGGATACTTAGAACACGAATTTTCTGTAGATTATGGGAAAGCTCCTTTTAGATTTATTCATTTTAATGTGTCTGCTGTATTAAAGGAGCACGCTAAAGATGTTTAAAAAGAAAAAATACACAATTATCCGTCAAGCTATATCAAAAGACTTAGCCTCTTTTGTTGCAAATTATTTTTTAATGCAAAAACAAGTTTATGATACTTGCAAAGTTGCAAGATACTTTTCACCATTTGAAAATATTCTTGGAGAATATGAAGAACCAGATGGTCAAATACCAAACACATATTCTCAATATAGTAATATAGCTATGGAAACTTTAATGTTAAAATGTCAACCAGAAATGGAAAAAGTGACAGGATTAAAATTATATCCTGCTTATACCTATGCAAGAATTTATAAAAAAGGAGATATTCTTAAAAGACACAAAGATAGGTTTAGTTGTGAAATATCCACTACGATGAATTTAGGTGGGGATGATTGGCCTATCTATTTAAGCCCTAATGAAAATGTAGGAATTCCGGATGGTAAAAAAATTACTACTACTAGCCAAGCAAAAGGCATTAAAGTAGATTTAAAACCAGGGGATATGCTGGTTTATAGAGGCTGTGAGCTAGAACATTGGAGAGAAAAATTCAAAGGCAAAGAATGCATACAAGTTTTTCTGCATTATAACAATCGTAAGACCTCAGGAGCAAAGGATAATATGTTCGACAAACGTCCACATTTAGGACTTCCTTCTTGGTTTAAACGATGATATAATTCTTTGATGGAGGCAGGGCACCACCACATACCCCCTGTCTCCTTCTAAGGATTATATATGTTATTAGGATTTGGCGCATTTTCAGAACTTCCCTTTTCGTACTCAGGTACGGATCT